GTTGAAATTAAAAATACTACCAATGATGCATACGGGCCCGTTTTACGCTTCGTTAAAGATAAGGGCGCCGCAGGCGCCGCAAACGATGTCGCGGGAATGATCGAATTCTATGCAGATGACGCTGCACAAGATCAGGTTTTATTTAGCCGTATTGCAGGTCAGGTTTCTGTGCACACTAACGGACAGGAAGGCGGCCTATTGGCCCTGCAGGTAGCCTCGCACGATGGAGAGATTAATAATGGACTTGTCCTTGTTGATGGTTCCGCGGAGGACGAAATTGATGTCACAATCGGAAATGGTGCCGATTCTATTACAACTGTTGCTGGTGATTTAGCCGTAACTGGTGCCGATATTGTTGTCGGCTCTGATGGTGACGGTACTGATAGAACAATTACTTTTGGACACTCTACTCTCAAGACCATCATGGGAATCGATGACAGTGCCGACACCTTCATTCTTAATACGGACTCCGCTTTTGATGGCACGGTTGCAGACAACTCATTATCGATTGACGCCAATCACAAGATGATTGTCGGTGGTAGCCTCAGAGCGAAAGGATACATTGTGCCTCACTATGTTCAATACAACACAACGGCCAATTCGGAAAAAGCTCTTCCAATGTACATCGTTAGCGAGGCTGCATCCCCTGGTTCAACCGACTCGGTTCACATAGTTGTTGCGCCCTTTGATGGCATTCTAAAAAGAGCGCTCGTAAGAACATCAGGCGCTCAAAATGGAAATGTTGATATGCGTATTTACAAGGTAGCTGACGGCACCGGCGCGGATGGATTTGCTGATTCCGATGAGGTGGAGTTTGTTCGGGTATCTATGGGCAACGCCGACACCACTAGCGTTTTTAATACAAGTGGTTCGTCACACTTCAGCGCCGGCGAGGCAGTGTCGGTTAGCCTTGATATGAACTCAAACCCTGGTGATGTTAACGTGTCTCTGATTTGGGAATACAATACTTCTGCGCTCTGATAACTATAAACCAATACGTTGTTTAATATATTGGCTTTTTCGTTGTAGAAACACTATTTATTTTGAATTAGTATTTTTTTAGGAGCACCTGTATGTCTAGTTTATTAAAAGAAGCAATCGTGGATGCAAAAGCGTTGCGCGAAGCCGCTTTAAAAAGTGCCGAAACTACGATTGTGGAAAAGTACGCTGATGAAGTTCGCGAAACTTTAGAACATCTTTTGGAACAAGACGATTTAGGAGCGGATTTAGGCCTTGGAGCAGATCCTGCCGCAGATCCAGCCACCGCCACAGCCGCTCCCGCTGCTGGAGCTGTTCCTGGGGCTGAAGGAGCCTTAGAAGGAGAGGCAGAAGAAATTGTAGAAGACGTACCTCTTGCAGCTACAGACAATTTAACCAACAAAGATGGTTCTGGCTTGGGCGATGTTACTGCCGAGGGCGAACCCGTCCAAGTTACTGTTAATTTAGATGCCCTTCAGGAGGCTGTTGCAGTATTAGAAGCAGAACTAGAAGGATCCGAAGAGATAGAGCTTAATGAAGAGGAACTTATGGACCTTCTTTCTGAAGACGGAGAGTTTGATGAAGAGCCGCCCGTGATGGAGCGGGAAAAGCGCGAATCCGAAAAACGCAGAGAGGCCGCCGAAAAACGTAAAAAAGTTGCCAAGGCTGAGAAAGAGGCCGAAGGTAAGGGCAAGAAGGGCTTTATGGAAGAGAATGAGGAACTTGATATTGACTCTCTGTCCGATGCTATCATGGAAAAACTTACCGTTGATATGGGGGCTGAACTATCTGGCTGGACTGGCCGATCCTCAGAGGATATGAAGTGGGAAATGGAAAAAGAATTAGCCCACCGCCGCAGCACAGAAGTGGCCGAAGAATTAAAAGATTTAAAGAAAGCTCAAGAAGAGTTGGTTTTTGAAAATAAACAACTCAAAGAGCAAAACAAACAATATAGGCAGGCAACCAATGAGCTGAAAGAAGGTTTACAAGATGTAAACCTTTCCAATGCTCGCTTGCTTTACACGAACCGAGTATTGAGAAATGCCTCCTTGAATGAGCGACAAAAAGAAAGAATTGTCGAAGCTATTTCACGCGCCGGTTCAGTTATGGAAGCAAGAACAATTTTTGATACGCTTCAAAGCACAGCGCAGTCTACGCCAAGGCGTGGACCACAATCGCTAAGCGAGGCAATTAATCATCGTTCTAGTTCATCTATAATACGTGCTTCCCGCAAGGAGAGCACAAACTCTGATCCTTTCTCTGAAAGGATGAAGAGATTAGCTGGAATAAAATAAACATAAAATCATTATATAAAAGGAGGTGATTAAATTATGGCTGGTATTGTTGAAAGATTAACAGAAGGTATTGTTAATCGCGACATGCGTGCTGAAAGTCACGCATTATTACAGAAATGGCAGCGGACGGGGCTCCTTGAGGGTCTCTCCGACAGCCGCAAACAGGGTTCTATGGCTCGCCTGCTTGAAAATCAAGCAAAAGAGTTACTTCGCGAAGCTAGCACAATGAGTGGTGGAGATGTTGAGGGTTTTGCAGCCGTCGCATTCCCTATCGTTCGACGTGTTTTCGCAGGTTTGATCGCAAACGATCTCGTTAGCGTTCAGCCAATGAGTCTCCCAAGTGGGCTCATTTTCTTCCTGGACTTCACTACATCTACGAATGGTCCAGGTCTCCCCCGTCTTGGTTATCCAGGTTCGGGCTCTTCTGAGCAGTCCCTTTGGGGTGGTGGAGTAGTTGGTTCTCAGCTGACTGGTGGTGTAGATCTTACTGGAGATAACGCCGAAGCTGGTCCCTATGGAATGAATAATGGTTATTCATCGCCCACAGGATCGGTATTCATTGATGGTGGTGCCTTCGTTCTCATCGCTTCTGGTGTTGCAGGACAGGCCCCCGGAACTGAGACTGGTAACATCTCTTGGGATGCCGGTACACAGGCTACAATTGATAGTCTTACCAAGTACGATCCAGATCTCTCTGGTTCTCTTGTTGCTATCGTTGAGATCACAGGATCTAGTGCCCTCGCACAGCTGAACACTCAGAACCTCGTAGGAATTTCGTGGTTCGACTCAGTTGCTGACGATGAGTACGTTGTTGATACTCGGTCTGCCGCACAGCTTGTTCGTCGCTTGACTTCTGTTTCTAGTGGTTCTACCACAACGGATCCAAGCAAAGGCCCCACGGCTTCGAACACTGGTGGTTATAAGATGACCATGGTGTTCACTCAAGCTTCTGGCTCTGTTCAGATGCATGGTGATAACGAAGGTGAAGGCCTCGTTGCTGCGGTTACAGGTGGTGTCGATCACAAGTTTGCTATTCCAATTAACGACAAGTTCAGCACTTCTGCTGCCCTTGGTTCCGTTATTGGTGCTACTGAGTGGGGACTGGAAAATAACCAACTAATTCCCGAGATCGACATCAAGGTCGATTCCATCGCTGTCACGGCGATGACCAAGAAACTCAAGGCTAAGTGGACCCCAGAGTTAGGACAGGATCTTAACGCTTACCACAACCTTGATGCTGAGGTCGAGCTTACGAGCCTTCTCTCTGAGCAGATTGCTCTTGAGATTGATCGTGAGATCATGGAAGATCTTATTCTTGGTGCTACTGCTGGTACTTATTACTGGAGTCGCTCTCCCGGCTTGTTCGTGGAGCGCACAACTGGTAAGGAGATTGGCGCTAGCTCTGCTGCTCCCGACTTTACGGGTACAGTGAGTGAGTGGTATGAGACACTTGTTGAGACAGTCAACGATGTGTCTGCACAGATCCATAGAAAGACTCTTCGTGGTGGTGCTAACTTTGTCGTCTGCGGACCTGAAGTTGCCAACATCCTTGAGTTTACTGCTGGATTCCGTGCAAGTGTCACGGCTGATGATGAGAAGGGCTCCATTGGAGCAGTTCGCGTCGGAAGTCTTTCCAAGAAGTTTGACGTTATCGTGGATCCTTATTTCCTTCGTAACGTTATCCTTGTTGGCCGTCGTGGCTCTTCGTTCCTTGAGAGTGGATATGTATACGCACCTTATGTGCCATTGCAGACCACACCTACCATCTTTGGACCAGAGGACTTCGTGCCCCGTAAGGGCGTGATGACTCGGTACGCCAAGAAGATGGTGCGTCCCGATATGTACGGTCTAGTTATCGTTCAGGGTCTCCTAGGTCAGGCTGGCGCTACTGCTTAAACAGTAATCGCAATATAAATGTAAAGCCTCCGTCTTTGACGGGGGCTTTCGTTTGTCTGAAACTACTTACAGGTGAACGAGAGTTCGTACCAAGTTATTGCGTGCTTAAAAGCACGGCCGCAATTGAGCGGTGACACGATTATAAAAGGAGGGTTTTTAACTATGGGAACAAAGAGAATAGGTCTCGCTAGAATGCAAAAGTTAATCGAGGGGTTAAAAAGAGAGTTAGAGCTTGGTGCAGGAACTGCACTTATTGGTATGAAGAAAAGAGTTACTAACATTACTGCTGCTAAGACATTAACGGAAAGTGATTCCGGTACAGTGTTTACAATTAACGCAGATAGTGGCGCATATGACATTACACTACCAGCTAACGCGTTGGCTGGGTGGTATTGCACATTTATCCTAACTGATGCTCACGGCTCTCAGGATATTGATATTGTTGCAGCTACGGCTGATACAATGCAGGGTGTGCATGTTGATGCTTCTCCAACTGCAATTACCTTAGCAGATAAAATTACATTTGTCGGAGGCACCGCTGTGGTTGGTGATAGAGTTGAAGTTATTAGTGATGGAACAACTTGGCAGTGTATAACACACTCTGGCGCCAATGGTGGAATCACATCTACTGGTTGATAAATAATAATTAATTAGTTATATTATTCTGCCCCACTTCTTTCGGGAAGTGGGGTTTTTTTTGAAAAATAACGATCTGCCAAATTTTTTCCCCGGCAATTTTTTAAGATTTTTGCTTTTTTGTACTAGTTACTACACAAAACAGGAGTTTTTTATGGGTAAGAAAAGAAGATTAAATTCTGCTAAAAGCAAATTTGCCTCCAAGCACTCAAATCATCCAAGAATGACGTTATTGATGAAGCAAGAGACAAAAACACAACACGCAGAGGCAGAA